TTGAGCAGGGCCTTCTGGAGTGATGTCCATAATCATTCCAGCTTTACGCAATCCCATTTCAATTACATCTGCAGTTGCTGGTGCCAATGCTGTACCTACTGCTTTTGCGCCTTTTGCCGCAGCCACACTGGCCGCTATACCACCTTCTAATATAGTAGGAAGCGGAGCTATTTTTCCAAACGCACCGCCAACGCCAGCACTAATTTCTCTATCTTTTTGATCTTGGACACCAGGAGGAATTGCTGGTGGTAACTTTACTTGCGTATCAGTAAAGGGGACTCTAAATCCCTCTTTGCTAATTTGCTCACTAGTAGCCATTTTTGTTTTTTGTTCTAAGCCCTCAAGAAATCTATCTAACAAAGGCTTATCATTAGGGCCACTAAAAACATTAACCGCAGCATTTTTGATTGATTCAATATCACCCAATATACCCAAACCAGTTGCCGTTGCCTCTCTAGCAAAACCAGCACCAGTATCAGCCAAAGCAGTTAAAGGTTTTTCTAATCCACCAGCCGCTTGTGATTGTGCTTTAGTCACACCACCACGGCCAAAGCGTGGGACGGCATCAGTGCGCGTATCACTTGGGCCTGCTGCAAGTTGCACGCCTTCCAGGCTGAACTCATCTTCTATTGCTGTAGGAAATTCTAGCTCCACCAAAGCATTTAGATATTTATTCTCTATTTGACTGTATGCCATGTCACTCTCCGGCCTGCGTTAATAAAGAGTCAGCACGTCTTAATACTTGTCTTTTTGGTTCTGTGTCAGCTTTTTTTTCCAAAGATTTTAAATTATCGCGTGTAATCTTCCCATTGATCCAAGGCAGTTTTTCAAGTGATTCAAGAGATTTACGTGCAGCTTTTGCAGTTTCACTGTTGCGCTGGGTTTCAATATTTTTTCTAAGCTCAGAAAGGATTACATCTGCCGTTGGCTCAACATTTTTTTCATTAAGGTATCGCGTTTTAATTGCATCTGCTTGAATGCTTAATTCGTTATATCTTTTTAATGCGGTTCCCTCTTTGTCAAAATATGCCTGCCCCTGAATAATAGGCACGTTAGATAATCTTGCCAAACCTGTATCAAGTTTATTTTGCTCTTGTTTATCAGTTCTATTAAAAAGATCAAGAGCGGCAACAGCATGAGTTGTAGACAACCCTTGCTTAGTCATAGCCCAAATTTGGTCAGGACTGGTAATCTGATTTTTATAAATCATATTGCGCAAATTAAAATATACTTGGCCATTGCCCTCACCCTTTGGTGGATCGCGCAAATCTTTAATCACAGTAAGGGGAACCACATCAGGATTATTCATTGCTATAACAGCGATGCTATCAATTAACTTTTTTCGCTCTTTGCTATTTTCTGGAAGTTTCAATACGTCGTTATACAAACTTACAAACTTTTTTTGATCAAATGTTTTTTGCTGCTGCAATAAATCTTTAGCCTCGGAATTTCTGTAATTAATGGCAGTCATATAATTAGCCGTAATTTTTGAAACAGAATTTTGGTCAAGTGTTTTTAATAGATTGCCATGCTTACCAATATCTGCTGTTCTAATTTTTTCCAACGTCATTGTTTTGTCGTCAATTAAAGACTTAGTTATTACATTTATTTTTGATTCAAGTATAAAGCCATCAATTTTTGCAAGATGTTCTTTGTATATGTTTGCGTCGCCAAGAGTCATCGCTGCACTAAGAGTTTCTTCGCGTATTTGATTTAGACGATCATCAACTGTTATTGGTAAATTAGTTTGTGGGTCAACAGTGTCTCCATTTTTAATTACTTGATCAATTCGTTTTTTGTCATCTTCAATACTTCCATAAAATTTTATTTCATTTAACTCTTTATTTTTTTTAAGTTGGAATTCATACGCCGCACTTAAAACTGTATTGCCATGTGCAGCCATAGACGTTGGGTCTACAGCTGACAATGCTTTTGAAAGACCTTTAGTTACAGAAGTAATTTCTGTTTTAATTGATTCCGGTGTTACACCAGGACGATTGTTTTCAAGATTGTTTAACAATCTAGAAAGAACTGTTTTTCCTTCAATTAAAAAATGATTAGTAAGTTCTGCGCTTCTTGCTTCTTGAACAGCTTGATTAAAAAAGCTAGGCAAGTCTCCTGATTCTTTACCAATACCACCGCCAAGCGTAGGACTAATAATTCCACCAGCTGCTAAATCTATTTGCTCTCTTGTTACTGGATTTTCTGCTACATATTGCAAACCCTCTTTCATACGTTTTTTACCGCTAAACTCTAAAACAGTAGACCTCATGTCATTTAAAATTTGCGCAAGCGTGTCAGACTCTCGTGACTGAACATTAGCCGCAACCATGTAATTGGTTTGCTGTTGGCTAATCTGCTGCATCGGCACATTACCGACTTGCCTAGCCTGCACCTGACCTGACATCAATCTAGTAGCCATATTTAACCTAAAGTAGAAGGAGCTTTTGCGGTTTTAGGAGCGTCACCGCTGCCTACTTTGTAAGCATCAATGCCGCCCCTAATAAGCGTTTGCGTAGCCATTAAACCACCAGTGCTACGCGCAGCAGATGCCGCCAAATTGTACTGACCTGTTTGCTGTTTCGCAGAAAACTGATTAACAATGTTCTGTATCTCTGTTGACTGCATCATTGCAGACGCATCTTCAAAACCCATTACCCTTGCAGTCAATGCGCTTAGATCAGTAATACCAACATCAAACATTGTGTTTGCTATATTTTGTTGCTGGATAGCAGCAGCAGAACCTTCGCCAAATGAAATACCAGATGCCGCAGCTCTAGCGCGAACAGAAGCATTTACTGCTCGCATGTTTTTCAACAATGTATTACCAGCAATCTGGTAATTCATAGCATCAATTTCTGCTCGCTTTAATGTGCGACCTGCTTGAATGTTTGCGTGCTGCTGAGAAAATGTAGCATTAACTTCTGACACAGCCAGCGTATTTCTTGCCTGCAGTAAGTAACCTGTCTGCTGTTGAATGGCAGCAGCTTGCTGCGCCTGGGCTTGGCCATAGGCAGCAATGAAATTCACACCGGCTAAAGTTGGATCTGCCATATTATGTTCCTGAATAAACGGCGACTCTGTAATCAAGTCCAAGCAAATTCATTTTTAATGGTAGGTTTTGTGCCACCTCAATTGCTTGCTCATTACGATAACCAAGCACTCCATTAACGCGTTTAATCCCTGTAAACGTAGGCACCGCCAGATCAAGCAAAGGATTGTCAAGCGTCCTAGTAATAACTGGTTGATCATTCATTAGCATGTGCTGTGTATCTTTAAGTACAGCGCTAATTTCAACAATCCTTTTTTTAAACGACACCCTACTACCTGTCTGTAATTTAATCTCAACCGGCATGGTTTTGACGTACACAGTAATCGGCAAGCCAACTTCATAGCTAGTTGTTGATTCACGATCAAACGTCACAGCGCCACCAGCGCTAACTGTTTCATTTGATTGCGGCACGCCATCAGTAATCACATTAAGAGATTTGCCAATGTGCGGCAAGCCGCTGCCAACGCCACCAGCTGATGCGCCCACAAATGCACAATCTGTATACAGGTCGTCTTTAAACTGCTCAATAAAGTACCTTGTTGTTCCATTAAATACGCGTTTAGTAACTGCATAAATTTGTGTCACATCTACGCCAACATCAATAAACTCACCATCTGTTGTGAACTCACTTGGTGATGTAATTTGCTGGCTACGCATAATTGAAAATACAGCCATGCTGCCATCGCTAGTGTTTGTCATCAGCAACAGATCTGATTCATCTGTGCTTGATGATTTACGCAATGCAATGCGCTGTGGGCTTTTAAGTAAATGCCCAGCCAGCAAAGATATACGCTGCGTAATATAGGTGAGCTGTGTATCAGAGAAGACAAACTCATTAAGAGATTTGCCTTGGCGCTGGATATAAACCGAACCAGACTCAACCGACTGCACTCGCGTGCCAGGCTTAGATCCATTTCTACTTACATTTTTAAATGTAAACGTCAGTGGCGTTATCGGGTCAGTGCCTTGCTGCGGCACATAAAATTCGCCGCCGGTAGTAAACACCTGGAAGTCACGCGAACTAACAATATCAATAATAATGTTTAGGTCGTTAGTATCTAACGTGGCCTCAACAGCATCATCATCAAGCGACTCATTAGGAACAAAATCAAAAAACAAACCAATCTTGCTACCCCATACCGTAGACGGCCTAGACTTACTACCGCCAAAATATAATCGCCCTTCATGAAAAGTAACGGTGCGTGGCCAGCCTTTAGTGCTTGACCACACATCCTCATATCCGCTTTCAACTTCCCAGCTACCCTGGGGAATATTACTTGTATTAAAAAACGGATATTCAACTACGGCTTTTACAATAGTATTACTAACATATTCAACAATTCTAGCCCTGCCTTGGGGCGATGCATTTATATATTGATTTACACTTGACGCAGAAAACGCAGAGTTCTGTGAAGTTAAAGTCACGTTACCTGAAACAGCGCTCGGTGTTAAATGGCCAGAAGTCGGTGTTGTTGTTGTTAATGTAAAAGCATATTTTGGAATACTATCAAATGTAATTGTTGTTGCTGTCCAAGCTGTGTTGCTTGTTCTAGTAATCCTTACCGGCTGAATATCAGGATGCACGACGATCAGCGTGTCGGCGCTTTGCGTCCAGCACATATCATCAACGATGCTGCTGCCTATAGTGGTTGTTAAATATGGATTGCCACTGCCGTTAATATTTGTTTGTACTACGCCATTCTTAACCACATACATTCGGTTGTGCGTAAACACAAGCATATACGAATCATCCACAGAGAATTGGAATGAAACCATGCGCACGCCATTACCTGTGGATTCCGTGCTTGTATTTGGTAATTCATAAATATGCTTCAAGCCAGGGCGACGACGTAACCCACCTTGCGGCTGGATCAATACATTCGTAGCTTTAGACAAAGCGTTAGCATATGCCTGCAGATCCACTCGAGCACGCAACAGCGGATCTAATTCGCCAGTGCTAAAGTTTGTGGTGAAGTCTACAAAGCGCGGCATCAGTTCCTCACTGCTATTAGTGTGTAGTCTTCAATCGCTCTTGTCGGTTGACCTTGCGCATCAATCTGCGTAGCTGTACGGAAAAATCCACCTCGGCCATTTTCGGATGGATCACCCACAGCTTTACGCTCCCAGCGCAATGATTTGTCTTGTTGCTCAGTAATAGGCTCGGCCAAGTGCCAAGCCATCATGTACTTCATTAGCTGCACAAAGTATTGTGGCCAGGCAAATTCACCAGCCGAGTATTGATAATCTATAAAAACAGATTCTAGGTTTGCCAGTAATTGATCGCCTTGTATTTCCCAATCCTTTTGCACTGATGCGCCTGGGTTGGCGCTTTCATACACAGCGCGTGGACTAGCTAACCGATCACCAGGTAACTGGTAGGCATATTTCCAAACAGAGTTTGGAGTTGTCAGCAATCTTGCTAGCTGTATTTTTTTGGTATTAAACGACCAAGGATACATCACCAATGTCGAGTCACGCGTGTCAGGATATAAACGATCACACGAATTTGATTCATCTGTTCCATCATTGAAAGATGAAATAGGCTCTGCTCCAAGCAATATTAGAGCGTCAGCGCAAATTGAAACACCAGTATCACCTGCAGCCATTAGAACCCCTTAACGTAAGAAAGGGCCGGCCTTATAAAAGACCAGCCCTCAACACTACAGTACCGAC